GCTACAGGATTTGCGAATGTTTCCATACCTTGAACATAAGCGTAATAGTCAGAATTACCAACTGTTGTACTGAATAATCCACCGTTTACAGTATTTCCTGCGGTGTATGTATTTTTTCCGAAGATATATCCGTCACCAAAAGTCCTAACATTACGATAAATGTCCCAACCATCATTTCCACCAAATACTGCTAAAGTAAACTTACGATAGTTAATATCGGTTAATTTATTATCTGTACCTGTTTGTCCTTCTAAATCATAAGGTGTAGTATCGAATACTGTAAGACCACTTGCGTTTACTGATAAGTGGAAACCTTTAGTTATACCAACGGCTTCATTTCCTTTGTATTTTAATAAGTCAGTATCAAATCCCATTTGTGATGAAATACCTAAACTTACTTTTCTTACTTTATCACCATTTGTTGTGATAGATGTTCCGTCAGCTTGGAAACCAATAGTTTCACCAGCATCATAGTATTTAGTTTTGTAAAGTGATTTACCTAAAACTTTATCAGTATCAAATGCGGTGTTACTAGCATAACCTCTAAAACCAGCAGGAATTGCATCCGTTGGGTGGTTAGGGTCTAATAACAACATGATATATTTTGAACGAAGTTCGTATTCGCCATCTGATGTACCGATTTTCTTTCCAATATAACCCGGAAGGTCAGGATTCATTGAACATCTTGAATATTTTTCCAATACAACCATATTTTCATCGGTATCATTGAAATCACGTACAAGAACATCGAATTCTGATGTTTCCAAGTTAATGTTAGAAATTGTAACTTTTATTTCGTAGTTTCCTGATTCACCGTCAGAAATTGTGATAATTTCAAATAAGTCGGCAACTTCAGTACCACGTACTTCAGAAACTACCATAGGTGAAATTGGTGTACCCCAAGATTCTGCGAATGTTCCTTTTTGTAACGTATTGTTATATTCAAGATTGTAAGCTAAGTCTAAACTTAAACCTCTAATCCATCCTTGATTATATGCGTTTGAAAGGAAACTAGTATATGTTTCATGAACATAAACAGGGAAATCTTTATTAGATTTATCATAAACATCAGTACCTAATACTTTTGAAATGTAGTTAGTAGATGATTTATCCAAAGAACAAACAAATGATTTTCCAACGTTTGCGGTTGAACCTGTAACATTAACAGTAAATTCGCCAAATGGATTTATAGAAACATCTGAACCACTAACGGCAGATAATGTAATTGATGTGTTACCTGTAAATTCATAATTTAAAGTAGAACCACTATATCTACCTCTTGATCTTAATGCTGCAACAATAATATCAGTATATTCAGTATTTTCAATAGCGTCATATTGATACCTTACAACATCAAATTGTGTTGTACCTGTATTCCAAGTAAAAATATATGAATAAACTTTATCGATTACGTTACCTGTTTCATGGAAAAATACGTTGTACCATTCCTTTTCATTGTTTGTATCGGCATAATATTTACCTGTATATGGTGAAAGTAATTCAGTTTCAGTACCAAGTGTAACAACTTTACCAATAGTAAACCAGTTACCACTATGCCCTGTTACTGTTGTATATCCACTAAAATTAGATACGATATAATCTGTGATTGATGTTCCGTCAACAGATGTTTTACCTGATAACTCACCATATAATGTACTTCCAGTAATACCTGTTACAGTAGGAATAAGTGCAACTGCACCATCGACAGTATAACTGTTTTCATCAACAATAACACCACCTAATGTTTTTATACCATAAGATTTATATGGTAAATAACCTGTTAATCCAAGAATTCTTGTAACAAAAAGTTGATTAGATTCTTGTAAATATGATTTAGCAACGTATGGTAACTCATATTTAGGATTACCATTTCCATCTTTAGCTGGCGAAGTGTTCCCAAAGTAACGTCTGAATTCGTCATAATTTGGAACTAAAATCGGCTCAAATGCTGGGCCTTTTAATGTTTCACCTACTAATCCCAATGTAGTTACTCCGACACTTTGTGCCACGAATGTTAAATCTTTCTCTGATGTGTAAACACCCGGAGAGACGAATACTCTATTTGAATCAGCCATGTAATATTTTTTTTAATTTTATTTTATTATTCTTATAAATATCTTTATTTTTACCAAAGATTTGATAGTCTTTAAGATAAAAGATAGATATTTATCTAAAACTATCTTTATTTATCTTTGTAATGGAAACAAAATATAAAAATGTGAAAATAAGTGAGAAACATCACAATATTTTAAAAAAACATTGTGATGATAATGGTCTTAAAATTTATAAGATTATTGAAAAATGGATTGATACCCATTGTAAGGTTAAAGACAAACCAAAAGATATGTATGGAGATTAATAAACGTATGAAATTCCCACTACTGAATTTACATATAATGGTGATAAAAACGTAATTTCATTCATTCCCGAAATATTAAATCCAATATTTTCTTCCTGAATAACACCGTTAATACTAACAAAAATAATACTAGTAAACGCATTAAGTGTGGTAAAAACTAAACTATTAGTATAAGGATAAAATTCAGTTGTTACACTTAATACTTTACCATAAATGTCAATTAACAATTCTTTAGTTGAACTTGATTTGTAATATACGATAGAAACTGTACTGTTCAAATAAGGTGGAGTAGTAAATGTTATTTTAGATGTACCAGCAATATGATAATAATTAACATCTTTTTCTTGTAAAACACCGTTTATTTCAACGTAAAATAATTGAGTTATAGGTTCACCAACACTAAATGTGGTTTTTTCACCATCACCCGTAAAGGAAACCACTCTAGTTTCAATTTCTTTATTGATATATTTTTTCTTAAAGTTATTAGACCCAATAAATTCAGTCATTAAAATAGCTCTATCGATAGCGGGTTTCACTTCAAATTCTTCACTATCAACAATGTATCCCAAAAGTAAAAATTTATATGTTTGAACATAAAATCTACGTCCTTCCAATGTTTCCATTGGTGAACTATCGGCAATTGATTCAAGAATAATTGGAATATAGTGACCTTTAATTGATGTATAAGCCTGACGTGATGAAAATTTTTCCAATACTTTTTTATTGAACTTATTCAAGTCCCTAAATTTTGTACAAACAATTGTAACATCGAAAGAAATATCAACAGCCACGGGTTGAGGAATTTTATAAATGTCGGCACCCATTTTAACCCCATTCCACTTTGGAACAGATGCATAATAAAATGACATTCTATCGGGAATTGTTCTTTGTGTTACAGGATTTGTGCCGGGTTGAACTTCGGGCTTCCTGACAACCGCAATGAACGGTAATTTAACATTTCCATCGTCATCTGAAAATTGCCAATTATTACTAAATTCACCCCATCTTTGTAATGTTAAAATTTTAGGTATAATTGGAATTTGTTCCCCATCTGTTGTTACGATAAAATTGTTTTTAACAAATTCAAGCATACCCATATCAAGGTCATCATGAAATATTGAATCAGGTAAATAACTATCTGATTTCGTAATTCTATCTAACAATGATTGTCTATTATCGGTAACATCCTTACCAAGTTCAGTAACCTTGTTATATACGTTGATATTATTTTTTCTTTTAGGTGTGCTCATCTTATTAAATATTACTTGTTATAAAATTTTTTGTATTTCTTCGGCATGTTCCGGATGATAATTCATTAGATTACCCAGAAGATATTCACCGACTTGTTTAACAAATTCAGGTAAATTCTTTAAAAAAATTGGAATAGTTCTATCGTGATAATATAAAAATTTATAAACTTCATGTTTATCTAAATTCAATAAATCTTCTCTATAATATTTTAAGAAAAATGGAATTAACGATTCATTCAATCCCATCATTTTTAAAAGATCATCTTCAACTAATTGATTAACGAATCCGGGATAATTTTTAAAAACCAAATAAAATAATCCATTATTTCTATAAGCTATTTCATTAGTTGTTGTCGGTTCATCGAAAAATTTATCTAATAAATCTTTTTCGTTATAAAGATAAAAATTAAACAATCCTGGTATATACTTCAATGTTTTTGAAATGAATTTATTTTTATCATAATCACTCATTTCACGGAATGGTTTTCTAAATATCGGATACGCTTTTATTAAATACTTTGGATGACTTTCTAGAAAATAATATAGTCTTTTTGTATTGACTGATGATGATATAATTTTATTTTTAAAGTTGTCATAGAAATAACTGAAAAAATCCGGGTTATATTCAAAAATGTCGAAAAGTTGACCATCCGATAATGCAAGAATATCTTTTTTAGGTACATTTTTTAATTCTTCAGGGAAAAACTTCAAAAATACTGACGGAAATTTTTTAATAAATGGTTTTGAATTTAATCTTATCACTTCTTTTAACTGAGGAAACCTATCGATTAAATCATCAAGACCACCTGAAGAACCAAATCCAAGCAAATATTCCGATGTAAGATATTTTGAAATATCTTCAAATTTAGATTCATTAACAATACTTTCTTTCACATAATGGTTAATGCGTGGACTTGACATAACGTAATCTAAAATTAATTTATTTGCCAGGGCCAGGTCTTTTTTAGTTCTATCATCTACGTTAAAAATAACATTTTCAACATCTTCAACAGTTTTTATTTTTGATAAATTAGTATAATTTAAACTATTTGAATCATTGTATAATCTTTCATTTTTATTATAAACAACACCCTGAGTTTCAGTATTTAATTGTTTAAAAAAATCCTCAATTTCATCTTGAAATTCACTCGGTACAGAACCATAACTTCTACTTTCAGGGAAAAATATAATATCATTTTTATCCATCTGATTAATAAATGGTTTTATTGCCATTCTACCTTTTGGATTATTAATATTTAAATCATTTGCGTCAATTAAATAAACAACAAAAGAGCCTTCCGTTATATCACAACTTACGTATCGTCTATTTGAACCTGTTTCAAGATTCATACAACTTGTCCAATCCCTACCAGTAGACATACTTGCAATATCATATGGATGCTTTGAATAAACCATATAACCTGAAGGATTATCGATTGCACCTTTACTTTTATCGGTTGTATATTTTGTTAATAAATCTTCTCGTTTAATTCTTGTTAATGCTTTTCCAATTTTTAATTCTTGACCATTCCTTCTGTTAATTGCTAATCCTTTATCGTAATCACTTATATCAAAATCATTATCATTAAGAGCATCACTAATTTCATCCTTTAATTGAGATCCAAACGGAATATATAATCTATCACCCCTTTTGGATGTTTTAGTATTCGGATATTTTTGTCTTAATAAATCAAAAATATGATTTATTTTTTCTGTGATTTGGGGACTACGTTGTATTTTAACATATTCTTTTGCTACGGATAAATCTAATGCTTCTCGTAACACATAAATCACTTGTTTTTCGTTTAATACTATTTTCATTTATTTCTATTTAAAATGTACTCCTCTACGGATTCCAGATTATATTCTAAAAGCTTACCAATTTCTCTTGTATCATCATCGGACGCGTCAACACTTAAAAACCCACCATATTTTTCGGCAATGTGTAATAAACGTTTAGCCTGTTTTTCATATCCGTTACGATAAATTACAAAAGCTAAATGTGGATTTGATGGAACTCTAACTGAATCTAAATCACAATCATTTATCATGTCAGCGATTTGATTGGCGTCATTTTCGGAAACGTTTGAAACCCACGATACACCACGTTCTCCGTTACAAAGACTTCTGACCCCTGTAATATTATCGGAAACATTTTGTGGATTTACAGTTTCTTTTATTAAGTGTAATTGATGTTCATTAATTAAAATTTTCATATTATACTCCTCTAAATTCAGTTTCTTGTGCTGGCGAACAAGTTATTGTTCTATAATGTGGTTTGTAACCAAACATATTATGTTTATTATCAGACGTAACCTTTCCATCATTTACTACGGTGTAATATCTTAACCTACTTTCAGATTCGGCGTATCCTATAAAATCACCATATCTAATATCAAGATTCAATTCATTTAAATGACTAATATAAACTGAAAATATTAAATTACCCGGTTCATTATACCTTATAACACCTGGCTGATAAGTAACATTTTTAGGTTCTTCAATTCTAACAATTGCATTAAATTCAACAGGTGGTTGAAATTTAATTTCATCTTTTCCCGTTTCGGCATATACTTCATCAACATCAGTTTTATCTCTATCAACTTGGTAAAGAACCAATTTCATATTTATATCACCATGAAGATATTCTTTTCCCATTTGAACATTTAAGTCGAAATC